GCCACAAGTCTTTAGTTTCATCAACGAGAAGATTCATAACGATGGGGCCACGGTTGCCAAGGCTTTGCTCATTCCACGCCGCCCAGGCCGCAAATGCAGTTAGGTCCATGCGCTCAGGGGACTCGCCGAAAACATGCACCGTCCCATCGAGGGAACGCGCCTGGACACAAAGATCATAGATTATCCAGGCCGGGTTGCGCGCGTTCTTTTGCTGCCAATGGCCATTCATGTACACAAGTACATTGTTCCTTGTTTGTCGCCATGTGACAGTGGGAGTGCTTTGGTTGAGTTGGTCCGTCGCTTGCATTTTGATTCCGAGAAGCGCCTTCCCGGGGTGCACCATGGGCGACTCAACAACGGTCGTGAGCGAGGTCCATACTGTTGTGTTTTTGTCCTTCGTGGGGTGTGCGCCATCCTTCGCAAGCATACGCGCCCTCACGCGGTATCTTCCGGAGGTGAGTTTCCCGGTCCTTCTTACGCGCGTAAATGGCTTTGCCGTGGCCCCCTCGAACTCTTCCACAAACCAAGGCACCCAGCTTCCCCATGAGCCCGGCGCGGTCTCCATCGAATACTCGAACTCAGGCTTAACCCAGTGTGATTCCGGCCCCGAGCGGGTTTCCGGATACCATCCCATCCCCTCTGGGAAATCCAGCGTCACCTCAAGATAATCCGCCGAGTCTCCCTCAAGCTCAGAGACAAACCACTCGCCGGGGATATCCTTATCTTCTTCTCCTTTTGAGTTGTTGCCGCATTTGAGCGTAACCCCGACATACTGCGTATCGTAAAGATTCTCAAAACCGCTAATCGGCGTCTGTGAGTTATCTCCTGGCCGGGTATCCCAGGTTACATTCTGGAAATTTTCAGCGGGGTTGTCGTTGATTCTGATATCCGAAAACTCATCGATATGGCCCTGCCCGCCGCAAAGGAGCAGCTCCATATACTGGGTATCACCATCCACTCGGATATACTGGTTGAGAACTTGTCCCGCCGTGCGTACGGTCCCGTATGTGATGGGTATCACCGCGCCCTGAGCCGTAATAGGCTGAAGCGAGCCCCATCTGTACGATTCTGTATCTTCGGACTCCTTCATTTTTGGGCCAAAGGCGTTGGAAATGAGCTGACCGCCTACCATGAGCGTTATACCGCCAGCGAGCTTTCCGGCGATAGCTGACCCGCCGAACATACCCGAAACCCCCGGTGCAACGACGCCGAAAGCAAACGCGGCCAGCGCGATACCCGCCAAAATGGCAAGCGGATTCTTTCCACCGTTGCTCCCGCCGCCCCGCAATACGGGACAGACGGCGACATAATCACCCGGCGCGACAAGCTGCGCGGGGATTTCATCCGGCGCAAACACGCGCCCATTTATTGAGGCGTGATATTCCAGTTCATCACTAATGTGGACATGTTCGGAGAGAAAATCCTGAAAAGGACGCGCCGCGTCTAGCTTTACGCTTTTAATATCGCGGTCCCTAATATCAAAAGGATTATTTATTTTTACAAGGGTAACGGACATGTATAAAATCCCTCTATTCTTCTTCGCCAAGCGGGGGAACGGATAAGCTCAATTACCACCCCCGTTTTTTCGCGTGTATGTAAAAATTTCCCATCTCCAATGTAGACCCCAACATGATTTACAAACGGCGCATTGAAACGAATCGCAACAACCGCTGGCGTCGGAATATCCGGCGGCTCGTGCCGCGTCCATTTGGGCCGCTCTTCAAGGAACCCCTCATAAAACCGCACAAAGTCATAGCAGCACCCCGTGTAGTTCGGAAGCTCCACGCCATACCGCCGATAAACTTCACGCACTAGGCCCCAGCAGTCGTATGAATCCGGCCCGCGCCCACCGTCAGCGAACGGCGCGCCAACAAGATCAACCACGCGTCGCATATAGGCCACCCTGCGGTATTGCCGGTTCGCCGCCGAAGCGCTGCGAGTTGTTGCGCTCCTTGCACGCGGAGAAACTTTTATCGCATTCTGTGAGTGCTGATGTTGCCTTACATTCTGGCCCCTTGTATTGGAATGGACAGAAATTTTTAAGGAAGCGGCGCAAAGGTACACGGCGGAATAGGTTTACCGCGCCTGTCAACGTAAAGCTAACCCACTGCTCATCATAGCTCGTAGACTGCACGCTGAATTCTTCGTCGAGTTCAGGGAGCGTGAGGTCAAGATGATTCGACATCACCACCATGAGACGAACCGTCGCGCCAACGCCGCCCCCGGCCTGTTCGACGTAGCTTTCTACCGTGCGAGTAACGTTTGATACCTTAATTGAGAAATTTGGAATCTCCCCGCTGGCGCTTTGGCGCGGTGCGTCGAGCTCGAAAGGGAACGCCGTCCACGTCTCACCATTCCACGTGATATCTTCCGTATTTCGGCAAATCCGCAGTATAACGCCCTCCGTAACGTATATCTCCGCCAGAAGAATCCACGCCCCATCCGAGGCGAGTTTATTTTTTTCGATGATCGCAACATTAGATAGATCAAGCATTTCTACACCTGCTCAAGCGTAAGGGAGACATTCCAGCAGCTCATCACGGTGTGTCTCGCTTTCAGCTCACCCTTAAAACGGACGTTGTAAGTCTTATTTTCTTTTACGTTCACCCAGTTGAACGGAAGCGAGCCGCCCATGGCAAGTTCATAAAACGCACGCAGGGCCCGATAATCTGAGCCCCGCATATTCGCCCAGGTGAGTTCCCATGTCCGCCTCATCCGTGTGTATCTTGCCCGCGTTTGTACTATGCCCGTCCCGAACTCCGTACTGATCGCGGGGTCTTCCGTCGTCTCATCCAAACCACTAGGCAGTTGTACGTTTGGCCAGTCCATGTTCTCACCTCCGCCTAAAATTCTGGGTTATTGGGCCGTTTGTGGCCTGATCGCGCAAGATCACGCCCACCACCATCTGGCGCATTTGTTCGTCGAACGCGGGCCCGGTCTGTGTTGCCGTGACGGGTTGGCTGCTCTCATTGATTACATTTACCGTGACCGACGGGGCTTCCATCGCTGTGCCGGACGCAACCACGCCCAGCCGCCCGTGAGAATCCCGCTCCAGCGGCATCACGGCCTCGGGACCTCTCTCCCCCATGAGCCCCGCGCCGGTCGCCATGGGAAAGATCGTGGGGCGATGCACGACGCCGCCCTTGGCAAAGGGGATTAAATGGCCGACAGAGAAAATATTCCCTTTAGCGTTAGGCAAGAAACCAAAGCCAGAATATCCAGCCTTCCATGCCCCGATATCGACTCCGGTATCAACCCCGGCCCCGCCGCCCATCCCGAATATCCCCATGATTTGCTTGAGTATGATCATTTTGAGCGTCGTGTACACTATATCCTCGCCCAGCTTGCGCAGCGAAGCGCCAAAGTCGCCGCCCCGGATTGACGCCTCTAAAAAGCCGTCTACCGCGCCTTCTATGCCCTTTCCCCACATCTCATTAAAGTCTTTGGTGGTCTGCCTTAACGCCTCTTGGAGTTGCTGCCCGACGGATACCGTTGTAAGCTCGCTTTGTTTTTGGAATGCTTCGAGGGCTTCCATGGCCATCTTTGCGGCTCTGGGAAACTCCTTAAATTGAGATACTATCCCGGCCAATGCGGCCTCATATTCGACGTTGGAAAGCTTGCCGCTTTCAAACTGACTTGAGAGAGAATCCAGCAGCTTGCTAATCTCCGAGGCTTTGATGTTCTGAAGTTCAGAAAATCGCGCCCGCCATTTGTCCGTTCCCTCAGTGAGCCCGGCGATCTCGACTTCAAGCATCCGGGCATAATCGGCGGCGCTGAGCAGCCCCTCGGAAAATTCCCAGGCGAGGTTGCTCCATTTCTCGCTGTATCCGCTTTCGGTTATGTTGGTTATTACATCTTGCACGCGTTTCCATTTCTCCGAAAGCGGGTCGAGGCCTTCCAGCATCTTTTGCAGTTCGGGCACAAAAGCCGCGCCGTCCTTATCCAGGTACTTGATTTCATCCTGTATTTTTTGGAGTTTTCCCGAAAAGGATGTATCGTCGATGTTTAAGCGAAGGTCTTGCAGTTTCTTCCAGTCTTCCGTGAGGGGCTTTGTCTTTGCCTGCATGGCGTCGATTTTTTCCATGTAGGCATTGCCGTCCTCTTTAAAGTACTTTATGCGGTCCTGGACATCTTGCACAAAAAGATCAAGCGCGGATTTTCCAGACTTGGCTCCGCCACCGCCGCCGCCTTTTTTGGCTGCTTTGCCGCCGCCACCGCCGCCACCTTTGCCCATATTGGCGAGAATCTTCTTGATCTCTTCGGCTTGCGCTTTAGCCTTTTCAGCGGCCTTATTAACTTCGTTTACAGGCTTGGCCGCTTCTTTCGCGGTTGTCTTTATGGCATCCAGGTTTTCTGTCGCAACAGGTAAAGCCTCACGCCCGCCTATGCTTACATCTCCGCCGGATACGCCCAGATTAACG